TAATAAAGGTTGCATCATACCACATGGTCTTACCCCCTTTATTTTCTAACTTCGGCATTCCCATCGGTGATTCAGGTTTTGCAGTCCATACTTTATTTACTACAACTAAAGAGTTTGTATAGGGAGAAGATTCTTTTCTCGACATTACAATTCTCTGATTTACCTGGTTACCGAATTGAGTAGACATTGCGCCTGCATTCCATTCATTATTGTTCTTATTGGAACGTACTGATAGTTCACATGGTACTGATCCTACAGAATCCCATAGGAAAAGTAGGTCGTAAGGTAGAGAACCTTTTTTCTGTTCATCTATTAAGTCTAATATAAAGCTTGCTACGTCTTCTATAGTATTTATTGTTTCTCGGTCTACATAAATAAAATTACCTCCATAGTCTAAAACTTCCCCAGTCTCTTCATCTACAGCCTGCTCTACCTCTAATCCCATTTGAATAGCATGCTCCCAGTTCCATTTCATCTCTGTAATAATGAATACCGGGAGTACGCCTGCTTTCTGCGCAGATACTGCTGCTTCTAATAGTGCTGTTGATTTTCCGGTATCAGAATGCCCTCTTAGCATCGTTATATGTCCCATCGGTATACCTGGTATAGAGGTTACTTCCTGGAATGCTTTAGATAGAGGGATCCATTTCTGATCTTTAAACCTAACGTTTTTATTAAGCATCTTGCTCTGTTTGAATTTCTTCAAATCAAAGCCTTTTTTTAACTCAGCAGATACTGCTGCCGATAGTGATTTATCTTTTGTCTTTGCCATAGTTTATATTAGAAAGGCAAAGCATCATCTTTAAATAAACTATCGAACTTGTCTGCTTTAGACTCTACTTTTTTACCTTGATTCTCTAATGAGAATTTATTAGTCGGAGAAGATGGAGTATCAAATGCTACTGCTGGTTCTGAGGAGATTGCTCCTTCTTCAGCGTCAGGAGCTAAATATTCATGTAATACTTTCTTCATATCATCAAAACTCATTCTTGTAAATACTTCTTCAGGATTAGGTTGATCTTCAAGTAGAGTCTTTACGGTGTTGTTATCTTCTGATAGAGGAGTTTGTGCTGTTCTTGCTCTTAAGGTTGTTTTATTATAACCTGTACCTGTTTGAGATGCATCAAGAGTGGTTAGAGTTAGATCTCTTCCTGTTACGATGTCTGTGAAGTCTCCAATATCTTCATCCTCTACCATTGAAAGTAATTCCATGTAAATCTCTTTACCGAAGCCCCACAACTTTACACCTTCCTCTTCTTGACCTCTTACGATGATAGGTAGATATACTCTCATCTTAGGTTCTAGCTTTCTAGCTAATCTCCAATTCTCCTTGTCGTTAGTTTCTCTTAATTGCTTTACAAACTCTACTATCGGATCTTTATCTCCAAAATTAGTAGGGGAGATGATCGGGAATTTGTGAATACCGTAATGGAAATACAGTTCGGAGAATGGATTAGACTTGTTGTACTTAGAAGGTACTACTCTAATCACTTCTTTTCCTACAGTTGGTCTGTAGTAAATGTTTCTTCTCGTACCTCCAGATGGGGCAGCTTTCTGATTTTGCAAGGCTTGTAGCTTTGCTTTAATTTCATTAACGTTCATACTTTTAAAATAACTTTTTTTATACTTGTAATACCTCTAATATAAGAAGTATGTTATAGGGATGCAACTTATTTATACGTTTTTTATTTCGTATATTTTAGTACGTAGGAATTTTAACTCTCCTTGAGTTGTTAGTAAGATGGTGTTTCTGTAATGTTTCCAATTTACGCGAAAACGAGTATCTACAACTCCTCCGTTTAGGCTTTTGATAAGCTCATTTAAGGCGTTTATCGTATAGAGGGTATTGCTTTCCTTCTTTCTGTGTACAGAGATTGTATTCTCTGGGATATTGTTTATATCTGGCTGTTCGAGGTTGTAAGTACAAGCGTATTCTTCGGAGTCTCGAACATTTAAGATAAAGACCTTATTATACATTATACTGTATCTTGAGGTAAGTTCTTCAATAAACGGATCTATTTCGTCTACGGGTACGAATGTACATAACAGTTTATTGTTGGCCATTTCTAAGGTTTCGTTTAAATCTCTATTATACATATCAAAAAGATTGTAAAGCATTATAATTATTTCCTACATTCATCGTTATCCTCAATCCTTCCTCTTTAAAAATATTTACTATACTACGGATTGCATCTTTATCTTCTTTAGATAAGTCTAATAGTATAGCGTCATATGTATAGAGTACTATTTTTGACCTCCTACCTTCTAATACTTTAAATATTTCTTTTAGTAACATTATATTATTAACAGTTTCATAATTCTGTATAAGGTAGTTGAATAGTTTTTGAGGGTTCATATTAGGTAATTCGTCTCTTTTAAAACTATATTTTCCATAAACTCCTTTCACATATCCTTCAGCTTGATACTTATTCCATGTTTCATCTATATATGCGGTTGTTAATTTAAAGAATTCAAAATCTTTATATTCATCAAATACGTTTCCATACAGTTGTTTAAAAACCAATCCTTTTGCCTCTTTTCTATCCATACCGTAAACCTCTCCAAAATCCTCATAAATATCTCCGGTCGGGGATTGGTAATTTACAAGTTTTGATATTAAAGTTGGATGGTATGCTACTAGATCTATCTCCATAAAGATCTCATTTCTCGGTATAAAAACACTTCTACATCCGTTATCTTTAGTAAGAGCTGCAAAGTTAATACTATTAAAATTGTTGGAAGGTCTTCCGGTGATGTTTTTAAGGTTGTACTGGGTTAGAATATAGTTGTTATAAAGGGATAAAAAGGGTCTCTCTATCTTAAAATAGTCTTCTATACTATCAGTTATCTTTAATCCGTTTCTTTCTATATTCCAAAATATATCCTCTGCTTGTTTTCTAAATTCATCAGGTTTATATGTAGGAATTTCTCTGGTAAGTTCTTCTGCTATTTTCTCGCAGTCTTCATAATGTTTTACTATAGGTATAATATTTCCTAGATCCGGGTCATTATAATGTCTTCTTGAGAAATAGTTTATAGCTTGAGAGGTTTTATGGTTTATCTCCGGAAGAGTATTTGTATTCGTTCCATGGTAAAAATAATTAAAAGCTTTTCTATCTAATGTATAGATTTTATCTATCGTCTCTAACCAACCTACTACTTTACTGGTTGAAACTTGCATTGCTTCGCTATGATAGAAGTTTATTAGAAAACTATCATCTGTCTTTACATCCTTGAGATATAAACATAAAGGGGAGTAGATTGCAGGATGCTGTTCAGGGTGACGGTAGATAGGTATAGCTATAACTTCTTTGAGAGTATTATATTTTAACTCTTCAAACTGCTCTTGCGTCTCTATTAACCAAAACATAACCTTTCCTATAATATAAGGAAGGTTTGCTTGAGAAGCAACTTAAGCTGAGAATTCAGTATAATTGGTAATGTATTTAGATAGTCCGTATACCTTAAATCTCTTTTCAGTGAGTAGAATCATTTTTTGATTTATTTCTGCTATATTAGCGCCTGATGTCGTCCATGGTAGTTCAAACGGTATGTATATGCCGAAGTTGTATTTAGGATCTTTAATCTTTATAGCGTTAAAGTCTATTTGACTGACTTCTGTGAATATTACGTTGTTTGTTCTTCTTAAGAAGTACCTCTTAAAGGAGGGGTACCTAACTACCGGTTCAGAGTATTTAGGTTCAATTAACTCGGATGCAGGAGGTTTAATATTTACTCTCTGTCGAATTGCATCATATTGAGTGTTCTTTAGGATCTGTGTAGGGGTTAAAGAGGAAAAATCTCCATCATCGTCGGAGAATTTAACATTATTAGAGTATTCCAATTCTAAAAGTTGACCGTCTCTTGGATTTTTTCCGGTGTATATTTTCCCGTCAGCAAGTATATGGTAAGATCCTTGGTAAGGTTCTTTAGTGTTTTTATAAACTAACTCATTTTCGTCAGCATATTGATTTTCTAATATTTTAGATTGCGGATAGTACATTACTTATATAAATATTAGAATATAGAACCTACATCACCTAAATATTCCCAATGCCATGCTTCCCACGTTTCTGGTTTACCTGGGCGGCTTATTCTTGTGAATCCATACTTTCCAGCGTTTTTCTTAAGCCATTTATACTGTCTCATGCTTGGAGTAAGTTTTGATAAGTTTACGTCTGCAAAATCAACTGCTCTACCGAAGCCGTGATTTGATCTTCCGGGATATGCTGCATTATTAGCTTTACCTTTAGCTTCCCAAATTTTACGCACTCTTACTTGATCTTCGTATAGCCTGTAAGCGGAGTTTATTTTTATAGGGGTGTAAGGGTTATCGTTCTCATATGCTTGTAGTAGTTTTTCTAACTGTAGCATTATAGGTTTAAGTAGTCTTATTCTACCTCCATCACTACTTAGGTCTCCTTTATATTTAGGGGAGTTATTTAATTCAAGCATATACTTGTCAGGAACTTCTCCGTTTGCTACAAATAAGCCGCTTATCGTCTGTCTTCTGATTTTACTTGTATCGTATCCGGCAGGTTGTGATCCTCCGGGAGAGGCAGATATAGGGCTGGAGGCTCCTGATACTGTCTCTAAAGGTATAGCGAAAGGTGCTAGAGTTTTACTTTCCTTTTCTATTTTTTCATCCTTTAAGCTTATGAGAGAGGATATGCTTGTTTCCCATTTTGTAGCGTTTACAGTGTGGCTTATCCCTAGGATTATAAATTCAAAATTATCCTTGTAGGATAGAGGTAAAACATCGTTTGATAGTTTAAACTTTTGATATATTTTAATACCTCCTAATCCGTATAAGGAGAGATCTAGTTTGA